CTCCTCATACACCTCACGTCCGAACTCAAAATACTTGAGCGCAGCGTTGGAAATCGCCTCAGCAGATGACTGTTCCATTGAAAGAACTCCACTCTCCATATGAGAGTGCAACATCTTAGCAATTGATCCCTCCTCACACGGGGAACGATAAAGCTTAAGCTCATCATCCCACACAGCGAAGTGCTTGAGGAAACTCGCCTCCGACAAATGAATGTACGGAACCGATTCAGCGTCCTTATCAGCCATGGTATACTTGATACCCATGGACTGAAAAACGGACGCAATCCGAGTGTGATTAATACTCGGATAACCCTTCTTGACGGTCCCGACATTATCATCACCATAAACCATCAATGCAAACACCTTACGAAAAGGCGGAATTCTGAGCCAACCATCCTCTTCAGCAATCGTATAACACGCATATCGCATATAAAGAGAATTGACCAATGAATTGATAATCACGGTCAATGGGTGGCCAGAAGGGTTGGAACCAAAAAATTGCACCAAGGTCCCAAAATAATCATACGTTGGGTACGTAATCTCGGTCGCAATACCGCGCATGATCTCAAGATCGCGATCAGAGTAATTCCCACTCATCTCAGCAATCGAGTTCAATAGCTTAAAGGACGCGAACATGAAGCGTGAAGCCATACGTCCATCAAACGCAGCATAATCTCCAGCGATTCCTCGCTCCCAACCGTACTTACCGATGTGCTCAAACATTGTCGTCCATTCCGGCGACTGTTGAACAACACCGACAGCACACTCAAACAAAACTTGATTGCGTTGCACAAGTGCAGCCAAAGACAAGTAATACTTGCGAACCAACAAAATCATAGCAAAATTGCAAGCAGCAAATACCCGAACTCTGTCCTTGGTAACTTTCGTGGGCTCATCCTTCAATGAACCCTTGAAGACAGAATTAATTCGCTCCCCACGAGCGAGCTTGTCTTCAAGACGCGCGACCTCATCCCAAACCTGTTGGGGAGCATCACGCACACACGAAATTCCCTCAACAACACGGTCCGACTCCGAAACAATATTCGACTTTGGACCCCTATGAGGAAACCCCCGAGAAGAAGCAAAATTAATTGCATTAACTCCAAGCACGCCATCCAATCCAGATAAATTTGCATCATCTGAAATAAGGCGTACCTGGCTCAACTCCTTCTCACCAAGACCGGACAGCACGGACGTCGAATAATCGACATACGCCTTGTCCAATCGCTGCTGATTGATCTCATAAACAGTATCAACCTTACCAGCAATATCCACCTCTTTATGGCGAACCTCTG